GATTCTATTTCTTGCATGATAGCTAATCTAATATCCTGATTTTTCTTATCATCAAGCATTAGTACAGCTTCATCCATACTACGTCCAATTACATCAGTGCCATAGTAATATAAGTTCTTATTCTTACGAATAATATTCTTGCTAATAGCTGCTTCAATCAAGTATTGAGTTTCTTTATTCTGGTTGTTGACCCAAAGTAAGAGATACTTCTGAGGATCTGCTTCAATTAACTCATTAAGCTTACTTTCTACTAATTCACTAGAAATAGAATCAGATTTGATACCATAAAGTCTAAGACATTTACGCATTTCTTCAAGTGACATCTTAGTAAAGTTAGCGTAAGCTTCACGTTTAACTTTAAATTTCTTATTATTTTCTTCAGCTTCCGCTTCAGAATTAATCAATACAAAATCATTACTTGGTTTGATATTAGCTGTTCCGCAGGCTACTCTTTTATGATTTTTAAGAAACAAATATGCAAGTTCGTCTTCAGGTCTTTCTGTATGTAAGTAATAATCTTTATTACCAACCTTGATAGCATAAGTAGTCCAGAAAGAACTATAAGGAGCTAAATGACCTTCAGGATAACCGATGGCTTTCTCTAATCTACGAGCATCTTCCTCTGTTAAACCTGTATACTTGTTACCTGATCTTGTCCAATATGACGCGATGTATTCAGAACAATTTTTAAACTTTGCAATCCCAGACCAGGGATTAATTCTAATAAATCTTAACGTTGCTTCCATATATTTATATAAATATAGATTTTAAACCTGTTAATAAAAATATAGGGGCTATTACGCCCCTATAAATCTTTATCATATTTTATTGGCGTATTTGTGTATACACTGAATTATGCTTCGGCATCCATAATAAGTTCACCACATCCTCGGGGATCCCTTACCATAATACCCATTTCACCTAAGAAGTGAACTGTGTAACCATCCTTTGCATTAGAACGCAAAGTGTTGATAGATTTAGCAGGACCTGCAGGAGAGATAGAACCACCAGTATACCACTGCATGAATTCACGACCTTTACGTACTACCTTAACAATGTTTGCTTCACCATCACGACGGCTAACATCCAAGAAAGTAAAACGATAAGATTCCAGCGGCTTACCAGAAATTGGGTGCAACAGACGGTTGTCTGTAGTATTATCATACAGCGGGAAGTGTTTCAGTGTCAATTCAATACCGTTAGTCATCTTGTAAGTTACAAACTGACCACCAAGTGTCAATTCCTGACCACTACCACTTACGAACTTAGTATCGATCAAGTTCATTGTAGCTGCTTTCTGTTTCAATACACGGTCAAATTCACGAATACCCATTTCACCAGTAAGTGCAACGAATTTACGTTCATTAGTACCAAGTACATTATAAGACAGATCAAATAAGAAGTCTTCCAGCAATTCAGCTGTCAACTCAGTATAATAACGTCTGTTAGACGGAGCGATCTGTTCCAAAAGACCAGCAGGCAAATAAACCGGACGACCGTTAGTACCTTTCAGAGAGAAAGTACCATCCTGGTTACGATTAGACTTAGAGTAAACCATCATCTTTTCGCAACGTTTACGCCATTCACGCAATGCTGTCCATTCCTGATAATCAGACCACAAATAAGATTTCTTACCTGTTTTAGGATCCTTCAATGCAATCCACAGAACAGTTGCATAAGCAGTACCAGTAATATCATAGCTCAAACGAGTTGTGAACAGGTAGTTACGCATCTTGAACTGAGTATTGTAGTTCAGGATATCTGCTTCTTCACTATATTCTTCGTAAGCAGAACCCAGACGTGACAGTTCACGACCAGCCAACAGATACTTACCAGGAATATAAGAATTAGACTGACCATCTGCAATAAACATAGTATAACACCACAGGTTACCGTCCTGGATAGGAGCACCAGAAATACGTAACTGATATTCCTTGTCATCAAGTACTACAATAGCACCCGGACCAAACCATTTATCTTCTACCCAAATCTGGATAGGTGTGTTACCAATACCTGCCATAATAGTGTCAGCATTAGCGGCAGTAATTTCTGTACCCTGCCATTTAGCAGAGCGAATTGTTACAGCTCTATCGGTATCGATTTCTACGTACCATTCATACGTACTCTGGTCAATGGTCATTACATTACCAAGACCACCCGTAATAGCATCAATAGATGTGCCATAAGCACCATCTTTAGCAGCAAAAACGTAAGATACGATACGTTCTACTTCATAAGGTCTTGATAACATTGCTTCTGAAATCTTATTTTCGTCAATAAGATCTGAAAACCATCTACTTTTACCGATTTGCAAATTATTCAGAATTCCGTTATCCATAAATTAATTTATATTTTTATATATTATTTAAACTACGTGCTGCGATACTCCAGATAGAGTTTGGTGAACTAGTGTGAACTTTCTTTGAGTTTTTTGAACTACCCGTGTTTTTTAAGCTTTGTTTAAGTGTTTTTATAGCAGAGCTAGTTCCAATTTTTTTAGCAGTATCTAGCAAAGTGTCACCCTTCATAGTAAAATAGGCTGACTCAATTAAATTTTTGACGCTCTTAGAATAGTCCTTTTGATATTGAGTAAGACCATCAGCGTCAGCTTTAAAGATGTAATTTAGTAAAGCTTTCTTATCTTTTTCAGGAATAGCTATACCGCGTATATCTTTTAAAGATTTAATGTTGGTGACAACGTCATCTACAAATCTTTGTTGGCGCTCTACTCTCTGTTCATTTTCCTTTTTTTGTTGCGCTAATAGCTGTTCCTTTCTCTCTTCAGCTATATCCTTCATAGCTTCCAATGCGTCTTCAGCTTCGTCTTCAAGGATACCCGCATCTTCGTACTTTTCGATTTTACGAGTAATTTGCTTCTCGTTAAACCCTTTAGCAGCAAGTAATTCTCTTACAATTCTCTTTTGATTTTCTTCAATAGTAGTATCAAAAGTCTCATAATCAATTGCAGGAGCAGCTTTGAAATAATCTTCAAGCTTACCACCATTGCGTACAAATTCATCCAACTGGGCAACTTCTTCACTAGCATATTCTGGTGTAGAATTCTCCTCAATCATCTCTCTAAAATATTCACAGAGCTCTTCTACTGTAGAAGGTTTATCTTCTCCTTCTTCTACTTCAAGACCCATTTCTTCTGCTACAGCATCAAAGAATGCAGTTACTTGAATACCTTCATTATCCAATTCTTCTCCTTCAGTAGGAGTATCTACTACACTATCTTCTTTCTCTTTAGTATCTACTACTTTATCATCTTTAGCAGGTTCCTCAGTAGGATCTTCTACTACTGGTTCTTCTGTTCCTTTTTCTTCCTTTTCTGGAGTCTTAACAGCATCATTTCCAAATACGTCTTTTACAGAAGGAGCCTTATGCTGTCTCTGCAAACGTGCAATCTCTTCATCACTAATCTCTCCCTGTTCTTCACGTAGATTTCCTGTTACTAAAGGATTATTATCTATAGTATTAGATGAAAATACATCTGCTACTGCTTCCCAACCTAATAGTTGATTACTATTGTTATCCATAATTATTATTAATTAGATTTATTATTTTGTTTTTCTCTTAAAAATTCTGCTCCACCTAGACCTATTGTAGGAAGTAACCATTCCATTGGTACTAATCTATTAAGTCTATCTATATATCTCTGTTTGTCAATATACAAATCGTATTGATTTCTAACAGCACCGTTAGCTCTACCACTTCTAAAGTAATCTAGAATCATATTCTCATCTACAGGATCACTCCATTTACTAATTTTATTAGAATCTTTCAAAGCTCTCTTGAGAGTTAACATATGACTTTTAGATTCTGTAGGATTAAGCAAATATCTCTTATTCCTGGCTGCTGAATGAAACCCAGCATCTCTTAATTCCTTAGTAGTATAAGTGTTATCTGGATCTGCTAAATATCTAAGATAAGGGTTTGTAATATAATCTACACCAGGTTCTGCTTCATACTTTATTGAACCAGCTATACCATCCGCTATATGACCTAACTCATGGTTTGCAGTACCGGGCATATAAGTAGATGGGTCAAGTACTATACTATAATCATCAACATTACTAGATGTAAATCCATCTTGAATGTTTTTCATGTTAGCCTTGCCATATATATTATCACCCATCGAGCCATAAGATACATAATCTTTCCTACCAGTTATTTCTTTATAAGCAATATCGGAATAAGCCTTTTCGTAATTAGTATTATAAGCCTTATCAATCTCTCGTACTAACTTACGAGTACCCTCATCAGGGTATAGTGCTTGATCAACACTTCTTAATATCTCATTACTATACTGATTTTTAT